ACGGCATAAGTCATGGCTGATACATAGGGCAAGGATTGATAGGGCAAGACCAGGAAAAACTGGCACAATTTCAACGCGCGCTGCCCGCGTCAGTAGGCAGATGCGCTGAGCCGGATATGCGTACTCAAAAATCGGCGCCTTGGCCCTCCTAGTGAGGGCCTTTTTTGTGCCACGGGGTTTGCACATGTTAGCCGATGTCGGTAAAGTGGAAAAGTCCAGCAAAAGCAGCCAGTTAGCCGGACTTTCGTATTTAATATAGCACTAGATAATAGCCTTCCAACTAAGCTGAAACCCGCACCACCACAGGCCTCATCGACTTTCGTAGTTAAATAGCAGCCACCCTGGAGATACCCTGAAAAGAATCGGGGTATTTTTGTGATTGTCTCCTTACTATCTAACTATCTATATATATATCTATATATATATAATAATAATGAATATAATCAACCCCTTACAGTGCGAATGCTTCTCAGTGCGATTGCTACGAAAGTGCTATCTTAAATACGAAAGTCGGGAGACGCCGCTCAACCAATTACGGCCTTTACACGCCTCCCGATGCATAGTATTGTGTGCAGACACCAAGGGGGGCTGGCCATGTATGAGCTGGAGGAAATGAAGAAACGGCTTCGAGGGAGAAATATCTCGGAGCTGTCACGAGAAATCGGACTACATCGAAACACGCTGATCGACATTCGTGATGGGCATTGCGTAGACCCGCGCCTATCAACACTGGTAAAGCTCACCAAGGCGCTGGGGTTGGCAGATGGCGATGATCTATGATGAATTTATTGAGTCAGATATTAGAGTCTTCCCCCTATGGGGAATTACCGCTGATGGATCATGCGGGTGTGGAGACGCAATGTGTCCCGCTGCCGGCAAGCACCCGCGCACAGCTAACTGGCAAAACGCCCCCGAGTGGTCAGAAGACCAGATAGAAGCGATGGAAGAGAGCGGACAATTCGATACCGGATATGGCGTAGTGGTGTCAGGGCTGCTTGTAATCGACGTAGACGAGCGCAACGACGGAGCCGAATCCTACATCAAGCTAGCTGATAGCGTGCCGGGAATCGCCTCCGCTGGCCTTTCTGTACGCACTGGCAGCGGTGGTGAGTCAAAGCACCTGTATTTCCGCATTGAGACACCCTTGGCGCTTGTCCAGCACCTTGCCGACTACCCCGGCATCGACTTTAAGAGCAGCGGCTTTGTGGTGGGACCCGGCAGCCAGCACAAGAGCGGCAACACTTACGACGTGCTGCATGGTGACCCCAGCGATATCGACGCGGCACCCGAAGCCCTGGTAGAGCTATTGCGCAAGCCTGAGCGCCACCGCGCAAACATGGACGGCCAGGCGGTTGACGTTTCCACAGGCGATATTGCCGACATGCTGAGTGCCATCAGCCCCGACATTGGCCACGAGACGTGGATACGCTGCGGAATGGCCGCGCACCATGCGTCAGCTGGTGAGGCGTTGGAGCAATGGGACGAATGGAGTGCCAAAGGTGGAAAATACCCAGGCCGTGGAACTATCGAAAAGCGCTGGCATAGCTTCGGAAAGTCAACCAACCCCGTCACGCTGAGCACACTGGCGCACTATGCGGAAGAAGCCGGCTGGGTTGCGCCGGTTGAGTTTACCAGCGATCTTCACTTCGAGGTGCCAGAGGAAGCGACGCTAGATACCGAAGGCGTTGACTTGCTGCGTCCGCCGGGCTTTGTCGGGACGATAGCGGCGTGGATTAACGGTCGCAACCGCCACCCTCGCGAAACGCTATCTGTTGCTGCGGCGATTGCTACAATATCGAGCATCGCCGGCATACGCTATATAGACCCCCTGGATGGCATAACGCCCAACGTCTTCCTGTTTGGCGTATCTGGATCTGCAACGGGCAAGGAATCGGTGCTAAAAAGCCATACCGAGCTGTTGCGCGTGGCCGGGCTATCGCCAGCGGTCCACGGTGGATTTAAATCGGAGCAGGAAATCTACCGCAACTTGATACGACACCAAGCGGCGCTATACGTGGTTGACGAATTAGGCGAGGTGTTATCTAAAATATCGAACGCCAGGAAACGCGGCGGCACGTCTCCTTACCTCGAAGGAATCATTGGCGCCCTGCTGTCCGTGTACTCCAAAGCCGACGGGCATGCTCTGATAACCGGCGACTTAAAGGCCGAGGTGTCCAAAGCGCTGTACGCCGATATCGCCGCCCTTGAGAAGCGCATGGACAAAGGAGAAAACGAAGGAGACGAGGAAAAGCTGGCGGACATGAAAAAGCGCGTGGCCAACATCGACCAGGGGCTGGAAAACCCCTATTTGTGCATATACGGGCTCACAACGCCAGAGCGTTTTGACGGCATTATGGATCCCGACATGGCGGCAAACGGATTTTTGGGGCGCTCGCTTATTTTCCGCGAGCTGGATGATAACCCGAAGGCCAAAAGCCGAAGTGAATACTCAAAAAAGCCAGTGCCTGACGCCATGGCCGCCACACTACAAAACCTGTACGCACCAGGACGAAGCGAAACGCCCGCGCGTGTGGAGCGCGTTGGCGAAATATCGGAAGTGCAGACAAGACCAGACGCCATTGCCCTGATGGATAAGGTTGGAGAGCACTTCTGGGAGCTGGCAGAGCGTGTAAAAGAAGCCAGCAACTTAACGCCGATACCACGGCGCGGCTATGAGCAAGTGGCCAAAGTAAGCATGCTGCTGGCTATCCCTAGCGGTGTGCGGACGGTGGAGCATGTGCGGTGGGCGCTGGCGTTGGTGAAGCGAGACGTAGACGAAAAGATAAAGCTGGCGCAAAGCAACAACGAAGACAGCAAGGAGGATGCACTTATCGGCAGAATACTGTCGCTGATGACGAAAGAGCACGGTGAGACGATTGGCCGCATCCGAAACAAGTGCCGTGCGTACCGCCCGGAGGACGTGGACAAGTGCGTCAAGCGCCTTGAGGAGGCCAGCATGCTGTCGAGCGAAGACATCAAGCCGGCACGGGGCAGACCATCAACAAAGTATTTTCTTGCTTAGCTATTGCATAGCATGATGTGCAGTAGCATACTGAATGTGCAGCAACGTGAAAGACACCATCCCAATGTGGAGAAAGAAAATGAGCATATTAGACAAAGCAGCCAGCCCAGCAGATCGAGCAGTCATCGCCACTATCACTGGCGAAAGCGGCGTGGGTAAAACTCGCCTTGCAGCAACCTTCCCGAAACCTGTTTTCATCCGTGCGGAAGACGGCATGCAGTCAATTCCAGCAGAGCGCCCCGACGCACTACCCATCATCGAGACGCCCAAAGAACTTTGGGATCAGCTTACTGCGCTTATCCAGGAAGAGCACAAATACCAAACGGTAGTTATCGATAGCGTAACTGCCCTTGAGCGCATGTTTATCCAGCACGTCGTCGATACCGACTCAAAGAAGCCGCAAAGCATAAATCAAGCGATAGGCGGGTATGGCGCGGGTATGCGAGCGGTGGGCGCCATGCATCAGCGAATCCGCAAAGCTGCGGGGCTGTTAAATAGCAGGGGCGTACATATCGTTTTCATCGCACACTCTGACACGACAACCGTGGATCTGCCAGACCAAGACAGCTATACGCGGTACGACCTACGACTCGGAAAGCACAGCGTCCCGTCCTACGTTGACGATGTAGACATGGTGGGCTACCTGAAGCTTGAAACCCACACGCTAGGCGATGGTGAGAGAAAGAAGGCAATCAGTGACGGCACACGGGTATTGGTGACATACACGGCAGCGTCGCAAGTCAGCAAAAACCGATACGGAATCACTGACGATATCGAGGTGACCGAGGGCGTTAACCCGCTGATTGGGCATATTTCAACTCTTGTCTGAGAAAAAACAAGCCCCGCCGGAGGCTTTCCGGCAACCATTTTTTGAATCATGAGGTAATCGATATGTCTTTTTGGGATATTGGCGGCGAGAAGCTAGAAAACGACGGAAACTTTGAAAATGACGGCGGCACGCTGGAGCCTATTCCAGACGGCACTCAAGTGCTGGCACTTATCGACGAAGCAAAGTGGGACGCGTTTGATTACGGCGATGACTACATAAGCCTGCGCTGGACAGTAATGGCGCCAGAGGAATACAAGAACCGCAAGATTTTCCAGAAACTATGGGTACTTGGTAACAATCCACGTCAAACAGACGAAACGAAGCGCGAAGCCCAGGGCGTTAAAGCCAAAAAGATGCTGGCAGCTATCGACCACAACGCTGGCGGAAAGCTGATGGCAAGTGGCGAGGCGCCAACGGACGACAACATGGCACGCACGATTACCAACAAACCGATGGTGCTAAAGCTGCGTGTTTGGGAGATGGAAATTAACGGCGAGACGAAAAGCGGCAACTGGATCGCTGCGGTATCGCCGCGTAACAAGTCTCACGAGAAAAAGCAGGAGGCGCCGGCGGTTGTACCAGCTCCTGCACAGGCGAAGCCGGCATCGCAAAGCCATCAGCCAGCGCCTGCTGACGACTTTCCCGACGACTTCGACGACTCTGAAATCCCCTTTTAGAAACAACCGGCCGCCTCCGGGCGGCCTTTAAAGC